TTCTGTAATTGAGTATTATCTACGCCCCTGGCGGAGATGGTGACGTGTCCGTTAGCGTCAACGTCAAAGTCTTCTTGTGCAAAGGAAGCCAATCCTTTCTGTTCGTTTGCCGCCGCCGCGAGATATCTCCACCCACCAGCATCGGAGGAATCAGTATGAGAAGGAGCACCAGACCCCGCAGAGATGCCCTGAATTGCCTGATAGACATTACCACCGACCTCAATGATGTCATACCTATTATAGGCGGTTCCAGCGCCATATGAGGGGTACTTGCTGCCTTCTGTGGCAGTTGCAATTGGAAAATCTTCAGCGTATGTAAAACGACCAAAAGTATCAACGCTAAATCTTGTAGCATTGATAGTTTGAGTAGCACCTGCAATTGTTGGAGTATTATAGGTTCCAGCAGATACGGTTGTGCTAATCAAATCTAGAACTGGGTTGCCCTGAACACCAGAACCGTTTACAACAGAGATTCTACCTGCAGTACCTGTTACTGTTCTGGTAGCAATATTTCCGTCAGAAACACGAGCAATAATACCAGTTGTGTTTAGACCAGCAATACCAGCAAGGTCTCTATCGTATGGTTGAGCAGAAGAACCTTCAATAGTTCCATCAAGATTGTAATCTTGAATTGTATTTGGGTTGTCGGCATCAGTAATTCTACCTTTAGCATCAACAGTCAATCTTGTATATTGACCAGAAGATGTTAGAGTACCATCATAGTGAGGTAGAGTATTGATTAGTTCCAGTGCCGAAACTAGGTTTAGGTTTGAAGAACCATCAAATGTTGCAGATGCTGTTACATCACCAGTAAGAGCGATCTGTCTAGTGTTTGCTAGTCTAGTTGCAGTTGCGGCATTACCAACGAGAGAACCTGTAATTGCGCCTGCACTAAAGTTTCCATCAGCATCTCTTTGAACAAGAGTGTTTGGAGTATTGGTAATAGATTCTAACGGACGCTCATATTTCAATGAGTTCCAGCTAGTGACACCATCACCGATTTTAATCCTGCCCGTGTCGATCTCGATCCCGAGTTCTCCGATTGCAAGAGTCGGATTAACGTTTGCCCATTCCTGAGCAGAACCTCTTCTTAACTGAATTCTATTTGCCATTGGTGATTATTGCAGGTTCTCAAAGTCTCTTTTGTATTTATACAATTAAAAAGGGGCATAGTGCCCCCTAGTAATCAATCTGCAGCTGGCGCATCAGGAAACTCTGGTTCTTCCTCAGTGTTAAGATAATTCAGAGTTTCAATAGCGCCAAGAAGTTTAAGTGCTTGTGCCTCATTCTCTTTAATTTTTTGGGCAAGTCCTTGATTCTCTTTAATCAGAGATTCATAACGCTCTTTAAATTGTCCAAGCAATTCTTCAGGACTAGATTTTTCAATTGTCATTTTTAGCACTCCTAATAAATTCAGTCATCATTGATTTTAAATCAGAAATGTCAGAAGTCAATGAATCTACTTTATCTTTCAATTCATCAAACTCTTCCAACTGCCTTTTCTGTCTTTCGTAATTTTGGATATAAGTAGCATATCCATTACTGTCATTATTTATAACCCCGTTAGAGAGGGCATCTCTAACGAGGGTTGTTCTATCTTTGATCTTTATGTGCTTCATTATGATGCAGTTGCAATTGCTCTGAAGTATTTAATACTTGGAACAACGTTCTGTTTATCAGATGCCATCACAACCTTAACTTGGAACTTAGAAAACTCTAGACCAGTTGCATTATATTCATATGACTTGAACTCATTTTCATTCACTGCACTTACTGGAGTGTCTGGACCACCATCAGTATTGAAGAACTCCCAGAGAACTTGATCTTCATCTCCAGTAAATCCAGGTGCAATTACTTTGTAGAGAACTCTGATAATGGTTCCTGTTGGTCTGTATGCATCAAACATTACCTTCAAGGATCTTGACTTTTGATCATCAAGAGAAACCATCTTGGTGATGTAAACTGCTTCATGAGGATCACCGACTGCTTCAGTAGCATCCATCCAATTGGTTGGATTGTTAATTCTGTTTGTAGTAGTGATCACAGAGCATCTGTCAAGATCGATAACTGGACTTAGATTTACATTTGATGTGGACAGGAGCATTTCAATTGTCAGAGATTTTTGACCAGACAATTTAGCAGTCTCATTCTGTTTGGACAGAATTAGTTTTTGTCCATCAAGAGAATTTGGAGAATCTAAGGTAATTCCAGCAAAAGATTGATCGTTAACAAATGATACCTCAGTTGCAGTTCCATTGGCGATTGAAGAACCAGAAACACCATTAAATCTGGTGATGATATCTGTGTTCGCATGAACTAGAGTTGTAATATGAGGAGTGAGAGTTTCGTATGCAATGTTCTGAGAAGCGAAAGACTTAGATCCACCGCTAACGATTCCAACAGATGCAACAGATGTAGTTGATAGTTGATATGAATCTAAAGTTGGATTGAGAATTGATGTATGAACTTTATTAATCTCAGTTAGAGGAACACCATCTAGGTTATAACAATGTACTGTAGATCCTTCAGCATGAGCAGCAGCAACAGTGCTTCCAGTTCCTCTACCACCAGTTGATTTCACTGTGATTGTGAATCCATCATTTGAAATTGCAGTGTATGCAATGATCTCCTCATCAATCTTGATATAACCAGGATTGTCTGGTCCGATTGAGAATCCACCAATCTTCTTATGGAATGCACTTGCATCAGAAACAGTGATTGTGGTATCTGTAGATGTAATTGCAGTTCTTAGTAGAATTGGAGAAACTTCTGACTGAACCCCTTCGATGACCACATTGTTTGTGGTATCATGCATACCATGATTACTGTGGAGAACAGTGATTCTCTTAGTCTCATCTGCATATGTTGGAGAAACAGAAACGAATTTCTGAGTGGTATCACCAGCATACGTTGCAGAAGTTAGAGTTGTATCGACCTGTGGATTTGACTGACGAATAGTTTCTGCAGCAGTGAATGGTTTGGAAACGTAATTAATTTCAAGAGTTCCAGTGCCAAGATCCCATGAAGTTACATAACCAGTTGCACCAGAAGTTTGACCTGTGACCAACTTACCAACCGAGAAGTCTCCAGTTAGAACACCACCAGCAGTGCTTACAATTAGTGTTCCTGAAGACTGACTACTGATTAGAGGATAAACAACGTTTCCACCAGAATCAGAACCCTGTAGGAACGATCCGTCAATTTCTTCAACGGTCAATCTATATGGGTTGGTAGTTGTATTGAACTCACTAATAGTTGCCGAAGCATTTGTGGTTTCCTGGTAGACCCTTGCACCAATTGTAAATGATGCGGTCTGATCATTAAGGATCAAGGTCTGTTTTGGTTTTGTAGTAATAACAGGATTATCTCTGAGTTTTAGAATGCCATTATTGCCCTTAGCAAGATTGTTGTTATTAAGAACAAGTTTGCCATTGGTGCTGAATACTGCCTTATAGATATTGAACTTGAGATCCTGAAGTTGGTTAGCAGTCCAGGTTGATGCGTTCTGCGACTTAAACAGAACACCAGCATAAGGTTGTTCAGAGATTGTTCTATTTCCAGTAATATCGACCTGACCCATTTCTGAGATCCAGCAAGTGTACTCGTTGGAGTCGGTAAATAGAACAAAACAATATTCTGTAGATGGACTAATATAGATAGGAATCTTGAATTCGAATGTAGTAGCTAGAGATGAATTCTCAGAAATCTCAACATTTTCTGGGTAGATTGTTACCGTGGAGAATGGCAGGATAACCTGAGTTGGATATCCATTCTTCATCTCACGAATCTGACAGTTAATGGGAATATTCTCATCCTTAGATGCAAAGAATACATCGATCTTGGATAGATAGCATCCACCTTCTTCTTGAATTAGGAATGATTGTGCTAGAGGGTCCCACCAACCAATTTCAACTCTTTCATTAGCAATAACTCTAGGAGCAGCTGCTCTTTCTTGTGGAGATAGGGTTTCAGTAACAATGTCTGCATTTCTGATTGAAAGAACAGTCTCCTGAACTCTTTCTAGAACACCAGATGCAATAAATGTTGCTTGAGCATTAGATGCGTTAGTAGAACCTGGTAGTGCAGTCTCATTAGTTTCGCTAACAGTGAGTTTAAATACTCTTTCGCCAGTCTCCCATCTTGGGTTTGCACTATCTGCAGGGCTAGGAATGTAGAAAGCACCTCTTAGAGAACCTCTTCTATCAGTTAGAAGTCTTCTATCTCTAATAATTGCCTTTGCTCCAGATAGATCGCCCTCAATGACAGCACCAACAGTAATATAACCATAGTAATCACCATCTACTGTTTGTGCCAATCTATGTGTATCGATGTTTAGATATGCAGTGTTTGCAGAATAAACATCTGGTAGTTCTAGATCAGTATAGGGGTTATAGCGATACTCATCATTAGGTGCAGAAACTAATGCTTTCATCAATTCGTTTCTATCCTCAGTTCCTCCTGCAGACTGTGCAGTTGTATAAACTGTAATAGTCTCGCCAATCTGGAATGGAATATTGTTAGTTCTAGAATCTTCGTTTGGATCCTTGATGATCTCAATGATCTTTGGAGTGACATAGTTTGTCACTGCCCTGCTATCAAAGAATGCATAGAAGTTTGTTAGTGGCTTGAGTCTCTCTGCACTGATACCTAAGTTTCTAGATCTAATGTGTGCAATGTTCTGGCGAGAAAGAACTCTATCTCCCAAACTTTGTTCTTCAAACTTAGCAACCAGTCTTTGCTGAGTGCCTGTTCTTCTTTCAACAATACCATTAAGTGTTGTTGATCTTGTACCAAATGCGGGGATTCTTCTTCCGAGAGGACCAACCCAACCTCTCCATTCGCCACCAGATGTTGTGGTGAATGTACCCGTTAGATCTTCCTCCCAGGAACCCCATTCCTCAGGACCATAACCATTCTGATCAGCACCGATTTCTCTTGCTTTCTCAGAATAATCACCTTCAGTGTCGATGACTTGTCTTGGTTCTCTCTCAGTATCTACCCAGTTATCGCTGGATGGGTTTAGATCAATTTGACCAATAAATGTGAAGACGTTAAATGGGTTAACGTTTTCAACCATCGAAGCATATGGTTGCTGAACCAGTAGTTCGCTAGTAAATGGTAGGGTAATAATACCAGTATTTCTTACGATACCAGTAGAAAGGTTTTCGTTAACTTCAAGTGCAACTGAGGTGGTATAGTGAGATGGTCTCAAAGTTCTTTGCTTGAAGTCCATCGCAGCGTTGTAATCTGGATGAGTTCTTGCAGCAGCATTAAAGTTCTCAAACGAATCTACCATGAAACCGTTCTTAAACTTATTCATACCGAATTCATCGGTAATATTTAGAGATTCGGTTTCTTGCTCTAGGAGAGTTAGAACGCTATAATATTCAATATTCTTAACTCTCTTATCAATGAGAGTGATATCCTTCATTGTATATCTTCTGATGTCTTCTTGGAAGACGCGAGAATCTACCTGGGGATTGAAACCATAAGCATTATGACCAATGGTTGCCAATAACATCGTCTTATCAATGTTATCGCCTGGTTGAGGATTCTCTGCAGAATTTCCTTGAACAAGAATAAACTTGCCTTTATCATCGACAAACAGTTTGTCGATTCTCTTGAGATAGAAGGAATAGTCTAAACGGAAATCTGAGTTCTGCTTAGGAATGTCAAACTTAGTAGCGTTAGCATCAAATAGTCTGCTTGGGAAATCTAAGGTTGAACACTCTAGATAGAATGGATCGCCAACACTACCAGATCCAGATGCTAGAGGAGATGTTGCTGGTCTGAAATCCGCAACGTCAGATAGTGCTTTCGATTGTACAATTTTGTCTGGAGATGATACGAAGATGGGAATATCCTCATAGTCAGTACCAACGTAGGAGTTTACGTTGAAGTAATCACCCGTACTTTCATGAGTGAAGTAGTCTGCTACGATCTTCAACTTTCTGATTGGAGTTGAAGAAGACTTTCTTCTTTCGATGTATGAGATGCCATAATAGAAATCAGTCTGACCACTTCTCAAAACAAATGAATCTGTAATATTCTTACTTCCAGCATTAACAGATCCAGAAGCATCACTGATTAGACCAGTAATGGTTTCACCTAGACTGTTAACACCAGTGACAACTTCATTTTGCTGTAGTTGCTGAGAAGACTGATAAACAACAGATAGTTTTAGAGTTGATGAATTGAAATCAACAACCATTGCTTTAGCAGCGGAACTCTTACCTGTAATGATAGTTCCAGGTGCAAAGAACGCTGGTTCGACAAGGGTCACATTAGGAATAACTGCTTCGTTATCATCAAACGACTCATACACTGCATGAAGAGTATATACGTCGGTGACACCCAACGAAACAATATTATCCTCAATTCTAGTTCCAAAAATTGGACTATAAGCAAGAGAATATGGAATTTGGTCGCTATTGTTTGTTGTTCTATTGACCTTCCACGCTGCCATCTTAGTTGGGTTCTTAACCTTGGCAGTAATAGTGTTTTTGGAAATTGTAGAAATTAGTCTAATTGAAGAAATACCAACCAGGTTTTCTACAGTAATAGTTGTTCTAGGAACGCCACTAGTGTTGAATGATGTATAAGCAACTCCAGCAGGATTGCTAGTTTGCATTGGGATGATATCACCGATAGCATATGAAGATCCACCGCCAATACCAGTTACCATCAAGGTATAGTTTTCAAACTCAACAGAAGCAAACTGTTGGGTTTCTGGTAGTGAGAATGTGAAACTATCACTGGTAGTTTGAGTTTCTAGAGTTCTTCTGACAACGATACTTTCATCAGACATGCTCTTGACTGCCTCTTTAGGCATCTCAATAAACAAGTCTCCTTGCTGAAGATTTTCTAGTTCTGGACGCAAACGAATGAGAGTTTGGAATTGAGTTTGATCGGTAATTCCTGAAGTTAGGTTAGTTCCAGCATCATCAAATGCACCCACAAGATATACAACTTGATTGGGGTAATCAAATACGTTATCTACAAGATCATAAGCATCTGCGCCAGTAGTAGGAACTGGTTGTACTAAGAAATACTTGTCGAAGTCATAGTAGAGTCTATCATTTGCTCTGATATCTAGAGCGATATTACTATTATAACCAGTTAAGATGGGAACAGGATTAGTAGTTTTGTCAAATGTGAAGTAATTGCCAGCAATATTAGTTGCTTCAGTTAAAACAACATCAGAGGTAAAAATAGTAGTACCTACATTATCCTTACCAACGAGCTGTCTAGCATCAATGAATTGATGTTCGTAGACTTTACCAATAGTTCCAACATCTCTACCATCAACTCTAATGACCTCGTTCGCCAAGAACGTTCCAGTGGTATTAACGAGTTTGATGATATCTGAAGTGATTGAGGTTCCACCACCTTCAATTCTAATGAATCCCTTTGCACCAGAAGTTGCACCAACTACCAAAGATCCTGCTAGGATTGTTGCTGATGATGCCAACTTCAAAGAAGTCAGCATAGAGACATCGAAAATATGTGCGCTATAAACGTCATCAGAATTACCTTGTGTTCCATCTCCATCGGCATAGAATTCCCATGAACATACTCTAGCAAATCCAATAGTATTACCATTTGAAGAACCAGGAATAGTATTGAACTCGTCCTTAAGTTCTACGATTTGATAAGAGTATGTTACGTTTGGACCACTAATTACAGGAACACCGTAAGCATTGGTACATCTAACGTATCTTCCTAACTCAAAAGGAATAATTTGGTTCGATAATGTCTTTGTATCTCTTGGTTTGTCTGCGTCTAAGTATTTTGAAGTTGTAATTTGAATTGGGAAACCATTCAAGTAAATCTTACCTGGTCCAATCTCAATTGAATATAAGTCTTTGCTTGCTGCTACTCCTCTATCCTGAGTGATCTCTCCAGGAAGATATACACCATTGTTGGTTCCATCGTTCAGACACTCTCTAACAGAGATCTGGAAAGGTTTGATCATGAAGTTGCCATGAACATCATATGTTCTTCTAGCAATCTCTTTTTCAAACTCGTTATAAATGGTTCTATCAACTAGTTGCTCAATCTTACCCGAATTAATTCTGATGAGTTCGATAAAGTTCTTATCTGCATCATCGCCAATAGATTTCTTAACTAGTGATGCACTAATCTTTAGACGGTGAGATCCAGGTGCAGCGTAGTTTGAAGATCCTGCAGCATTATCATTCAGTGAAGTATCATCTTCTGGGGTAATAATCGATTCTGAAATTTGGAGACCGACTCTGAACGAGGGGTTCTGAGCATATTGTTGAAGGATAATATATTGATAATTTACATCAACAAAGTATCCACGAATGAAATATACACCATTATTAATGTAAGCTACAGAACCAATAGCTGTAGCATTGTTTGGGATTAATTGTGCAAAAGGACTTCCAACCTCAATAAGGTTTGTGCCATAGGTGATTTCAGAACTTGCAAGAAGTTGCTCATTGTTCTGGAATCTGGTGATGGTCTTATCAGGACCACCTGCCTCAGTATATTTGATATAGAGAGTAATAAAATCTTTTGTTGATTCTTCTGCTGAGATAGAGTAAAGAACTTTTGCCTTAACACCAGTTGTAACACCAGTGATAATTAGATTATCTAACTGAGATCTGTAAAGTTCTACGTCAGATCCTAGGAAGCTAGATTGGATTAGAACACACTCAACATTATTGTCAAATCCAACTTGTCCAGGGATAACCATGGAACCATCCTTGAAGAAATGAGTTCCCATGCTCTCGATCTGATTCTGCAGAATCGATTGCATTGTAGTGAGTTCCCTTGCCTGAATCGGGAATCCAGGTCTATAAAGAACTTTATAAAAGTTCTTATACTTGTCAAAATCGTCGTAGTAAGGTGTGACGTTTAGGTTGGTATTCTGGGGCATCTTTTTTTACTCTTCTAATGAATTAGAACTCAACAATAATCTTGATATCCTCGATCTGGTCGTTTGCACGAGAGATCGGTCTTCTATTATCTATATAGACTACTTGACCAGTGTTTTTCTGGATTTCTGGGAATGCATAACCAGCAGTAAACTTCATACCAAGATCATATTCAGTGTTGTTAATAACTCTTGTAGAAGTACCAGGAACTGCTGGGAAATTAATATCAGGTTCCGCTGTTGCTCCAGAAGATGCACCAGAGATCACATTACTTCCACTAAACTCATTTAGACTACCAGTGATTTCAGGGAAAATACCATCAACATTGTTCTGGTAATACTTTAGAACTTTAGTAGTAGAGTTCCAAGAAATAACTCTACCTCTTGATGTGATAGTTGTACCACCAATAGTCTTTTGTTGTTGAATAGTTTCGTCTGGAACGAAATTACCTTGGAATGTTGGAGGGAAGATGACTGCCTTAGTAGCACTAAGAGTCAAATCAGTGGTCAATTCTTCAGTTCCATACTTATATGGATTTAGGAGTAGACCAATTCTTCTGTAATCGTTATCAATTGGGAAGTCTCCAGATCCCTCAGAATATGAGAGTTTGGCATTAACCATAACTCTATAACCACCCAACTCAAATGATGGGTCATAACCATGACCACCTTGAGGAGGAATAACAACGTCAATCACACCACCAGAACCAGTACCAATTCCATTAACCTGGTCAACAACGATCTTACCGAAGGTGTATCCAGTTCCACCAGAAGTAACAGTGGCGTTAACAATTCTACCACCGTCAACCACGATTGAAACTCTACCACCAGATCCATCACCATTGATGGGAACATTATCAAATGCACCGTTGTTATAACCAGCACCTGCAGCAGTAATAACAACAGTATCAATTTCTCCAGGAACTGCGTTTCTCTTAATAGCAGAATCTTCAAGAACGGGAATATATTCAGAAGAGAAGAATTTGAGAACCTGTGCAACAGGGATGGTGTACATGTATTTCCAACGATAACCATCTGCTGTGGTAACGATGGAAGTTGAAGTGCCTGTTGGTTCTACTGTGGATGGTTTGCCGTTAGGGTCGGATGGTGAAGTACCATTGAAGATACACTTATAAACCTGATATGATGAGTTTACAACGTAGAAATCTGCATCATATAAACGAGTGGAACCAGAAGCAGCAGTTTTTGTTGGCGAGTAGTCATGACGATACATGTCATAGATATAACCAAGACCACCAGTGGTCTTTTCTGGAGGAGTCCAGTCAATTCTACGGATAACTTGGATAGTGTCGTTAGCAAGAACTCTCTTGAGAGAAATCATGTCATCATATAGATCACTATATTGAGAGAAACTATCCACTGGAGATGGTGGATCATTATCAGACTCCCAAGATTGTGGTCTACCAATAAAAACATACAATCTATCTCTAGAAGTACCCGCAACTAGGTCGCTCGCCTCGGCATCTGGTCCTTCTAAGGATTTGATGAATTTTTTGGCAGCATAAATTCTAAATTGGTCAGTTAGCAGTGCCGACATATCCGTTCCCTTAGGTTTTTTGTTTTATATGTTTATTTATATCTTAGAAAACATCGTCTCTAATTTCAACACCATATGTTATAGAGAGAATTCTCCAAGATGCTCCAGAAGTAGTTCCAGTGATTTTTTCACCACCTAAAATCGCCTGTACCACAGCACCAGAACCACCGCCACCACTAAAAGTAATTGATGGGGGAGTTTCATAACCATATCCACCATTGCTAACACTAATAGATTCAACTTGGTCTGCAAGCAATACTGCTGTTGCACTAGCAGCTAAAATGCCAGTAGGTGCAATATTAACAGTTGGTGCAGAGGTGTAGTTATTACCAATATCTAGAACTCTAATGTCGGTGATAGTTGATTTATCTGAAAATTCGTAAATAGAACCAATTTCAGGAACTCCAGTATCATATGGAACAACAGATTGTAGAGTCAATTCGTAAGTAGTTGGATTCCACCCGACCACAGTTGCTTCAACACCAGAGTTTACTCCAGTAACAGTTTCATTTAAAATATAATTTAAACTATTGAAATTACTTGGATTTCTGGTATCCATTTTAATTCTGATAGTTGCAAAGTGATCGATACCCTCACTCAATTGACTAGCATCAAAAACTGTAGCATTTTTTGATGGCAGACTTGAATCCTTTACAGTATCACCAATAGAGAATAGTGTTGTGTTTTGACCGCCAACAGTTTCTTCGATACCATATAGAGTTGATGGTTTGCCACCATCTAAGTTAATTTGATTTTCGAAAGATGTTCCAGTATTATATAAGTCTGGTAAACCATCGCCCGCCCCATTTAGTTCCAGAATATCTTCAAATGCTTTTCCAGATTCAAATGATGGAGGTTCCGTTAACTTGAAGATAACTCCATTTTCGTCATTGATAATGATGTGTGGGAATTCAATTGAATTACTAGAATCTGATAGACCAGAATCGAAAACAACGTTAGTTTTTTCGCCAGGAGAACCAGCATCGATAAATGCCAATTCATCGACTTCAAATACAATGTAAAGTTCTCTGGTTGTTGGGTTCCAATCATATACAACTGCAATTTTATTTGCCGAGTTTTCAATTGTACGAATAACTCTGTCGCCAATGTTGAACTCGTATGTTGAAACACCATTCTCATCAACTTGCAGATCATCAACTACAATTCGCTGATCATACCTGAAGTTAATACCTCTAGTGCAACCAGTTAAAGCGTTGTTATTTTTACCAGTATAACGAATTAGTTCCTTTTCTAGTAAGATAACTCCACTACCAGGGAAACCATCTGTTGACGACACATATATTGTGGTATCATCCCTCGCAACATCAGTAGTAATTCCTGCAATATTATAAAACTCTGAATTATACGCCTGCCTGTTTCTAGAAACTTTTTTCAGTTTTACTTTTCTGGCAAAAATAACTCTTGGAGCACTAGTATATCCTCTTCCAGGATTCTCTACAACAATTCTGGATATACTACCTTGATTAATTTCTGCTCTTGCCTTAGCACCTAGTCCACCACCTCCAACTAACAGCACATATGGTGCAGTCAGATAAAATTGACCAGCATCACTAATTGTAAACGAATCGACGATGCCCGTAGTCTCAATCTCAGCAACGCCACTTGCACCAGTTCCTCCACCACCGTCAATAGTTAATGTTGGAGGTTCTTCATATCCGACACCTTCAGAAAGAACTGCTAGTCCAGTCACAGTTTTGGATACTGCAACTGCAGCTGCATCAGAACCTTCTCCGCCACGGATTGTTGCGTTTACATCATAGAAATGTCTATCACCAGGTTGTAAAACTTTAACATAATCAACTGTACCATCATCTTTTAGAATTACTTCTGCCTTTGCTGCTTCTGGAATTTCGTCAGCATCTGGTGGAACTACTGGATCAAGATCAATTCTAAGAGGATCATAACCTTCTCCAGGATCTAAAACCTTAACAGCAGTAATCCTACCACTATCATCAATAACTGGTTGTAGTCTGGCGTCTCTAATTGGTTGACCACAATTGGATACGAATAATTGTGGGGGACTTGAAGCAAGGTATCCCGAACCACCATCTTCAACGATAACGGAATCAACTCCGAAATTTCGATTGAAGACGGGTCTAATAATTGCTCCAGATCCAGGTACTATTGCCATGTTAGTATTTTTAGCTATTTATGACTGTTCTAGTAATCTTTGGTCTTGGATATACTACTCCTGCCACACGTCTGTATTTATACTGAGCATTTGGATATGCTTGACCCTCAGGTTGTCTGATTTTATAAAAATACAAGTATCTATTATTAGATCCTGTGCCGAGAGAGGTGTAATCACCAAATCCACCACCAGTGCTTGTAATTTGATCTTTAGTTGATGACTGTTCAATCCACTGCTGACACTCATTCTGATCTAAAGTTGGTTGAGACTCAAGTAAACATGCTAGATAACCAGCTACTTGTGGTGATGCCATACTCGTTCCATCAATTGAACCCAGTTTGTATGCTGAGTTTCTTGGATCATCTACTAGACTGATTTCAAATTCCGATGCTGCTGTAGTGTCATAAACAGATGAAATAATATTCGACCCAGGTGCATATACGTCTACCCTTGGTCCGTAATTACTATAAGTTGCCTTATACTCGGAAGTAGATGTTCCAATACTTCCAACACAAATTACGTTAGTATCTGCTCCAGGGGACGATCCTCTCATATGGTAGACATTTCCGATTCCACTAATACTTACATAATTTTGGTTATAATCATTGTCTGATGGATTTGCGATTTGCCAAGAAGAATTGCCTGCAGAGGATACGACGATTACGCCATCTGAAATTGCGTCAATAATGTCTGCCTCTAAAGCAGCGACCCTTCCAGGAATTTTATATAAGTATGTGTTGAATGGAACTGGAACACCATTTTGCTCAAGAGCAGTTTTTTTATCGGCATCATTTAGTCCGATTAAATTGACGATACTACCTTGATACCCAACAGAGTTGACAGCTGACAAAAAGACCTGATTGATAGCATAACCCCAACTGTTGTTGGTAATTGTTGGATTTTTGATGCCAGTTGCTGAGTTAACTGGTTTGCTTCTATGCCAATACCTAATGTAATCAAAAACATATAATGCCCAATCACCAGCAGGTGCATTCGATCCAGAGTAGTTAAATTCCATACTGTAAATGTTGGCATCTCTTGCCCATCCCTGAGTATTTCCTACACAAGTACCTGCAACGTGAGTACCATGATTACTTGAAATATCACTGTAATCATATGAACCTGTTGTACTTACACCAACATCTGCACTATGTAAGAACCAGTCATATAGATTAACTCTAGATCCACCAGTTCCATCTGGATTTACTGCAAACTCTGGGTGATTTGGATTGATATGTGCATCAACAATAACTACATCAACATTCTTACCAGATCCATTACATTGAATTGTGGTAGTATATTCTGTAAAGGAACCATCAGTTCCCCATCCAGAAACAGGTTCTCCCCCGATGACTCTTGCTAGTCCCCAGTTCTTATCTGTAGAGTTTACTGTACCACTTTTCTCAAACGCATCTGTTTGTGTCCACATTGGACTTGGAGACATTCCAAGAAGACTGGGAACCTTCTCACATGCCAAGACTCTCGGATCATTTCTAACCTCATCTGCCTCCTCTTCGGTAAGCATATAATGAGTGTTCCTACTGATATTTCTCCTCACAGCACATTCAACTTCCCGATCAGGAATGTACAAATTCCCACCAGGAGTTTCCATATCATTATAAAATTCTTCTAGATCATCATAATTGTTAAGGGTTACGATATATTCGTACTGGGTCATGATTCTAACTGAATAACGGTTAGTGTAACTGTAATTGCTGCGGAGGATACTCCCTTATTGACAACCTTTAGGTAAATGTTTGTGCTTGGAGTAATATCGTTATTAAAACCAATCGCAACAGGTGTCATAATTTGAGATGCAGATCCTGTTGTAATAAGTTCTGCAATGACTCCGCTGCCTGGCAATGGATCGTCTGTTTCTGCTCTAGTTGCATCTGTAAGTCTTGCACCAGTATCAGTATAAATTGTAACCCATGCAGCAGCATTTGTTTGAATATTCAACAATGCATATGACTTATAACCAGTAATGGTTAGGTTCTCAGATGCTCCACCTGAAAGTGTGCTAGTAGTTGCAGAGAACGTTCCTCTTGCCTGAAGACCGCTTCCACCGCCTCCAGATTGGTCTGTGTCATTAACCCAGTTGACACCATCAAACTTTAGAACCTGGCCAGTTGTAGGTGATACGATATTTACATTCGAGATATCGTTTAGAACATCTACAATGGTTGGAGTATCAGTTAGATCATTAAACGATCCTGAGAAGATGGTTGGTTTATCATTCAGATCATTCCAAGATCCTGATGTTGCAACAGTAGATAGTGTTGGTTTGTCAGTTAGATCTGCATATGCACCAGAAAATAGTGCTGGAAGATTATCTAGGTCGTCATAATCATTTGAGGTTGCTACGGCACCTAGAGTTGGTTTATTGAGAATTTGTGAAATGCCAGAAGTGGCATTCCAGTCAGAACTTACTTGTGCTGCAGGAATAGTTGGAGCATTTACTAGATCTCCATAGTCTCCAGTGGTTGCAACTGTTGCAAACAATGGTTTATTTACGATTCGCGTAGCACCAGTTGTCGCCAACCAATCTGATGGTTGTTGTGCAGCAGGGATAGTCGGCGTATCAGATAAATCATTATATGAAAGTCTTGCAGGGACAAATGCTGTCCCATCAGAACGCAAGACAAACTCTTCGTTGTTTGCCGCATCAATGTCAATCAAAATGTTGGTGCCATCTCCTAGTCTGGAATATGCATCCAGAAACATGGAGTTAATTTTTTGACCGCCAGATCTTAAAGTATCACCAGTTCCATCATTTGCAACAGATCCAACATTAATAGTTTGTCTTGCCATCTTTTTTGTGAACTCCTATAGTTTTATTTATGTTGCGTCGAACGTTGCGCCTGTGTTATCGAATGATCCACCAGTAGAATCCCATGTACCACCACCAACAATGTCTGGGACATCTGTGTTAACAGTAATTGAAGGATATTGATAATTTGATCCTCTATCAACAACGTCAATTCTTGCGATACCCACCAGTGCCTTAATTGTTGCATCAAAACCAGTAGCGGAGTTGATGGAAACTGTTGGTCTGGAAGTGTATCCATCACCACCTGAAGTTAGTTGGACATCGCTGATTCTTCCATTCTTAAGAAGTGTCAGTGCAGATGCATTTCTACCAAAGATGGAACCAAGATAATCAAACGTGACCAGAGAGTTGGAGGATTCAACTAGTGCCACAGTTCTTTCATCATCTTCACCTTCAATCTCCAGTTTATCTCCACTTTCGATTGGTGGAACAACAGTTGCAGCAACAACGTCTGCGTCAGAACCAATGTAAGAGTAAGCAACGAAAGAACTTCCTGCTCTTGGAATTTCTGCAAAGTTAATTCTAGAACCAACAATCTCGAATGCGACTCCAGGTTCTTGAATAACTCCGTTCAGAGAAACAATAATATTATTTTCTGGTTTGATTGTAGTTGATTGAGAACCTTCAGTAATGGTGAGTGAGTAGAACACATCGTTCAACTTCAAGTTGAAGGAAGAACTCAACGAGTCAAACTCAAACGCGATATTATCTAGTTGTCTCAATTTACCCATATAAACTGCGTGGAAGGTTGAACCCAACTCGGGTGGTTCTGTGAATGCGATAATATCACTGAATGCCGAGA